GCCGCATTTCTGACAGGCTCATGCGGCAAGTTATATATGTTAATCGAATTTTCGAAAACACCCTTATTTCTGTAATTCCTTCAAGAATTCAACTAACTCTGATTCTGAATTTGGAAATTTGTTGTATCGTGTATGATATGTCCATTTCGGTATGTTGTTCTTATGCTCTGGCTCCGGGCCTCCAACAAGGTGCATATAGTGCGATTCCGTCAAATTTGATACCCACCAACTGTTCTGATTGCGTGGATCCGGTTCATATTCTTCAACGATCAGACGTGCACCGTTTTTAAAATCGTACTTGTAGTACTTAACACCTATATTTTTATCTTCGTACCAAAGACCCCAGACTTTGTAATTTCTCAACCATTCTTTTCTCTGGTCATTGTTCTTCATAATCGGCAATGCGGTGACTTCACCGGGATGGTCTGCGATTTTGGTATCTTCAACAAAATCGTGCTGCTTTTCGTCCGGCGTTTCTGCTGCCGGCTGGCAGCGTTCTTCCAGCCATCCACAACGGCTGTTACAATCATCCGGACACTGAGCGCAGCATTTGTATTCTGTGTCGCAATAAGCTGCTGCCCCACATATTCCTGATTTGCTCTTTCCGGTGATACATTTTGCTGGACCAGACATTTCGTTATCTTTCTTTTTCGGCTTCTCGGGCGCATCTATAGATACTATCTTGACGGGCTTCCGTTTCTTCCCGAACCGTTTTATCAGTTCGTGGGCCAGTTCATTCCAGGTAAAGGCACATTCCATGTGGCTTCCGGAGTTAAACATGATTCCGGTTGAATTTGCTTGATAATTAAAATTACCGTTCCTGATTCTGACATTCTGATACCTGGTTTCAAGCAAATATGTTGTTGCATTTACATTGCACGTAAGAACATATTCTTTGTCTCCTCTGTTCAAGGCTTCGAAAAAGCGCTCTATCTGCAGTTCTGGTGTAATCGGAACCTCATTCTCTGGCGGCCGGTTCTGGCCTGTTGCTGTTTCTATGCTCATCTGGCCTGGAATACCTTTCTCGGCTTCCTGTTGCCGGCTCAGCTCTTTGATATCATTCAATGTCAAAATTCCCGTTTCTGCATACAACTCGCAGGCCTGTTTCTGGTAATCTTTATTAAGCTTTGATGCTTCGTGAGCTACTGAAATCTTAATTCTATCTTCCTTGAACTCTGACATAAGCTGTTCACAAAGATTTGCATTTATAGAATGATACCTTTCCTGCTGACTGCCAGATATTTTACTTACTTCTCTTAAAATGTCTCTTGTTTTGCCTTGCATCGAAACCTTTTTTCTAAGTTCCTTTACCAGGCTTTCCATCTTCAGAAATTCCGTCATTTTTTCCCAGTCGGATTTGTCGCGGTAACAGTTAGCCTGTATGATCATGATCTGGCGCACAATATCGTCTTCCTGGCCTGCATCCTGTTCCAGTTCAGATGAGGTCTTGTATACACAAGGAATCCGGCTGAATTTCTCGTTTCCTTCGTTGATCAGGTCAATGCAGCACTTCCGGCGGCAATGACCTGCTATTACATAGTCTTTCCCGTCCCGGTTTTCGATCAGGAGCGGCTGGAGGATCCCCAGGAGCTTGATCGACTGTTTTAGCCGCTCAAGCTTTTCTGTGTTGTAGAAGTTTTCTTCTGACGGGATCAGATCTTTTGGATTCCGGTATACAATCTTCTGGTCCTGCTGCCGGTCCGGGACTGATCTGTCATTGAGAAGGCCTTTCAGGTCAAATTTCGCCATCGTCTTCATCTCCAATCATATCCAGGTACTCATTCACAAGGGTTTCATAGTCTTCTGCTGCCGCTGATCTGGGACTGTGCAGGGCTACAGGCATGCGCACAAATGTGCTTCTTGCTACTACGCCAGAAAAGCGTATCTTCGTTCTCATGATCGGGTACTGTTCTTCGATGATCTCTGCGCCCTGCAGGTGCGCCTGGTTGAATTTCTGGTATTTTGTTATAAAGCAGCGCACGTTCTTCAGATCCGGATTCAATTCTTCTTTTACATCATCGATCTGATCCAGAAGTTCGTTCATTCCTTCCAGCGTGTTATCGTCTACTTCCACCGGGATCAGGACATCGTCTGCGGCAGTAAGGGCGTTTATCACCGACACATTGATATCCGGAGCATTATCGATCACGCAGAAATCGTAATTATCGGCTACCTGCTGCAGTGCCTTTCTCAGCCGGTTCTGCTGTGGGCGTACACGGTCCATGGTCACTTCCATGTTTGCAGTCAGGAGACCGAGGTTTGCTGTGATGATATCCAGGTGCAGATAGTCAGTCTTGTTGATCAGCTTTTCCATATCCGGATGCCGGTCTACCATGATCCGGTCAATCCCTTCCCCATCCTGGGTACGGCGGTTCATTCCACGTGAACAGTCCCCCTGCTTGTCATTATCAACCAGAAGCACCTTGTATCCTTTCCGCATCAGTATGTATGCGATGTTAATGCTTGATGTGGTCTTGGCCACACCGCCCTTTAAATTGATGATTGCTATTGTTCTCATGATATCCTCCTTATCTTTCCTCTCCCCTGCTGCATCCATCATTTTCTCTCAACGGTACAACTGGAAGGCCAAACCCTGTTCTACAATAGTGATATCCTGACTTTCCTTTAGCTCTGTACCTGCAGTCTTTGCAGAGTGTGATCTTACGATATCTGTTCATAAGCTGACCGGTCTGGCTCTTATCAAAGTTATTGATCTTCTCATATTCCTCCCGGATTCTGTCAGTATACTGTTGTAATCCGCAACGTCCGCATATCCTGTCCATCAAATCTCCCTGCATTTCTTCTCGAAACCTGCACAATTCATCGCAGACATGTGCCATTAATTCCTCAAGAATGCCGTCTATGCCTTCGTCTTCGTTCCTTGTCTGCTCTCTGCATCCATTCTGGTTTTCCTCCGATCGGTTCATCATCAAACCATATTCCTCCTTTTTCGTCTTTATAGTATGTAAACTGGATACCGGATCTAGTAATGGTACCCAGACATTCCATTGTTGATTTGTCGTGCTCCGGGCGCAGGCTCCAGCCCTTGCCCCAGTATTCTTCCACATTCACGGTGCTTCATCTCCTCTCGCAGCCATGCGGAATAACTGTGTTTCTCTGTTTTTGCAGAGATTTTGTGTGGATCCGGAAGCTGATTTATAGCTTTAAACAGTCTGCGCCATTCCTCTCTGTTCGCGATCGGCTTTCCTTTTGTGTCCAGCCAGCCGGATCCGGCCATTTCCGTGATCTTTCCCAGGCGACTTGTAACATACAGATCGCTTATGTAAAAGCACACGTCACAGGTTCTCGTCATGTGATTCAATGCATCCACCATGGTAAGCAATATGGCCTGATGATATGTTCCAGTTACCCTTCCAAAATGCTCCCTTGTCTCTTTCCCTGTCCGGAGCTGAGTCGACAGCACATATCCGCATTTTCTTTCCACATTTCCGCGAAACCGGCTGCTTGTCTCAATAAAAACATTTACTTGCTGCATGTTATTCCCTTCTCTTCTCTGTTTTGATTAATATGTAATGCCGGTATGCGTATCCTGTTATCTTGTTTTTTCCGCATTTTACTGAGTTTGGCACGATCGCCCAGCCTTTTGGTGGCTTCGGATCTCGCGGCCTTCCATGCTTGTCCAGCAAGCTTCTTCTGTTTATCTCTTCTTTTTCTGGATCTTTGCGGATTAGATTCCTGGACGGGTGATACCGTTTCAGATCTTCCGGCTCATGATCCTGCAGCGGCTTGGTTATGTACTGTGCTAGTTCTCCAGAATCAACGTCATACACCCTTTTTGTCTGTGCATGGCCATGTTCCCAGAGTGTTTCTACCAGCAGGCCTGTGTCTGTTTCATCGTTTGACTTCCGATTGATTAAAATATGTACATGGGGTCCTCCATTCTTCCCGATTTCTAACCGGTATATATACTTCAGTTCCCATCCATATTTTTTATACTTGTCCCGAAGCTTTCGAATGAATTTTGACATATCTTTCTGCATCTGTTTCCAGGGTGGCCGTGAGCCTTTCTTGTACGTCAGCGTGAACCAGTAATCTCCTATTCCGAAATTCCACTTGATCAGCCTGCGAACATCCCTTTCCCTTTTCCATTGATTTTGCTTTGCAATTTCTTCCGGGGTAGCTTTCCGTCTTTTCTGGCGTTTCTGTCCCCTGGCACCATATCTTCCTGTATGTTTTTCTTCTACTTCTCTGGTGTTCCCACAGTCCCAGGTCTGCCTTATATACCCACACTTCATAAAAGTGTCCCTCGTCTCATCTCTAATACGTTTAATCAAGCCTGCAAGGGGATCTTGTCCCCTCAAAAAAAGGTTAAAAATATAGCGGTACATAACCGCCGGATGCTTGACTTTCCGGCTCCCTGGTGTTATATTTATGTAAACTATTTTACTCCAGGGACCGGATGGTCCTGGCTCAGGTGTTGCACCGCCTGAGCCTTTTTTT